CGAGGCTTCCCATAAAGAAGCCCATGCAAGGGTCATTCGCGTTTACGCATTAGCAGACTAAAAAGGACATTTCAAAATGGCTGGGAAACTAACAGACGACCGAAGCATGAGTGCAAGCCGCCTGCCTGGATTATTGGGTTTCAGTAAATATTCGACACCCAATGATGAACTGCAGTATTCGATTAACGCACTAGATGGAAAGGAAAGACCCGATATAGGGAACGAAGCGATGGCATGGGGGAATACCCTAGAGCCTGTGATACTGACTCAAGCAGCTGCGCGGCTGGGTCTGGTTGAATTTGACACAGAGATCAACCAGGCTTACATAGGCATTGGCAACGGCCAGACAATCGTTACCAATACCAAAGAAGGCATCTATGTTGTGGGCCAAGAGTCCATTAAACTGGACGGCCCAGGCGTGCTTGAGGCCAAGCTGACCAAGACCATGCCAGAGGACACACCTCACCTGGCGCGTGGGCCTATCCAGCTGCAAGGCCAGATGCTGATCACTGGCCACAAGTGGGGCGCTGTGTGCGTTCTGTACCAGGGCATCGAGCTGCGAGTGTTTTTGTTTGCTGTTCACTATGAGACTCAAAAAGAGATCATCAAGGCATCACTTGAGTTTCAAAGCAAGCTAGACAAGTACGCCAAGACCGGCGAGATCGACTGGTATCCACCGGCCACCAGCAAAGAGCTGGATCGGATCTATCCCAATGCTGCCGGCAAAGAAGAGATCGAACTGCCGGTCAACGTAACCGACCTTGCCAAAGGCATCCTGGAAAACAAGGCAGCCATCAGGGCAGCCGAGGCCAGTATTGAAACAGCCGAGATGTTGATTAAGTCAACCCTCGGTCAAGCTGAGCGTGGCCGCTGTGGCCAGTATGTGATTAGCTGGCCCATGCGCAATTTTAAAGCAGCGCCTGAGCGGATCATGCCGGCCAAAGAGGCATATACCGTTCGCCAATCGACACTAACAATCAAGGAGTACACAGCATGAACGTCACAAAAATTCACCAAGCCTATGAAAAGGCAGTCTTGGCCATGCTTGAAGCTGCCCCAGACATGCCCAGAGACCTGGCAGAGAAGGCCGTTGAGGCCATTGCCGAGCTAGTCCTGGCCACCATCAACGCAGAGCTGTCAAAAGAGGAGATCGAAGATGCAACTCACAACCACTAACCAGCGCGGCTTTGCTCCCACAACAATGAGCGAGGCAATGCAGTTCAGCGAGATGCTGGCCAGCTCAAGCATGGTGCCCAAGGCTTACCAGGGCAAGGCCAACGATGTCCTGGTCTGCGTGCAGTGGGGCTATGAGATGGGTTTAGCGCCCATGCAGGCGCTCCAGAACATTGCGGTGATTAATGGCAAGCCCAGCGTGTACGGCGATGCCATGATGGCCCTGGTGCAGGCCAGCCCTGTGTGCGAGGACGTGAATGAATACTTTGAGAGTGAGGGCACGACAAACCCTGTTGCTGTTTGTGTGGCTGTGCGCAAGGGACGCAAGCCAGTGACCGTTCGGTTCTCTGTTGAGGATGCCAAGCGAGCTGGCCTGTGGGGCAAGCAAGGGCCATGGACAGCGTACCCAAAGCGCATGCTGCAGATGCGTGCCAGGGGTTTTGCGCTGCGTGATGCTTTCCCTGATGTGCTGAAGGGCATGATCACCGCCGAGGAAGCCCAGGACTATCCTGATGAAGCCAAGCCCGTGCCGGTGGCCAAGCCAGCCAACCCGCTCGACCTGGTTGCCAAACCTGTTGAGATCCCAATGGCCGAGCCGGTGGTGGTTGAGCAAGTTGTTGCTGAAGAGATACACGAAGTGATCGAAGTGCAAGAAGCGCCAGTGACTGATGGTGTGCCAATTGGCTACGGTCTATGGGTGCCTGGTAAACAGGAGCCATACAGTGTGCATGACACCCTTGACGAATGGGCCGAAGCTTACGAAGACTTAGCCGAGAAGACTGCCAAGGCAGGCAAGCGACCAGCACGCGAACGCATGACAATCTTGAAAGAACTTAAAGAGTGCAACGCTGAAACGATTGGCCGCATTGACACCATGAAACGTGTCAGGCACACAGCTGGCTATCAGCGTCGCATCAATGCTCTTGGGGCTGCTCAGTAGATGCGTCACTCAGGAACAAGGCGACCTCTGCCTTGCGCCGTTTGACCAAGCCAGGGAGCTCACGGCCCCCGCCCTTAGTCCATTGCATGAAGGCTTGCGCTGCACCGTCCCAGTCATAGCGGCCAATCTTCATGCGAATGGTAGAGCGCTGAAAATTACCCAGTCCGGCATTGAAGGAAAATGAGACTGCCGCATCGAAAGCCCCTTGACGGCCAACCAGATTGGGAGCAAGTCGAAGAACACCACGTTCAAAGCTTGCGACATCCTGTGCGAATAACGCATCGATCTCTGCTTGTGACCATACACGGTTGTGTTCCTCTCTTAATACAAACTCTTTGCGAATCATGCCGGTGTACTTTTCAGTCCTGGCCATCGGCAATCTGATCTGCTCCTGGTTAAGCACATGCCCAAAACCAATTGTCCAAATGTGGGCAGGGCATAGGTACGGGCGGTTGCGGCATCCTTCCCAGCGGTGCATCAGATCAGCGCCAGCTTTGCTCAGCTTCACTTCTTGCTCCAGCTGCGTGATCCAAACCAGAAGCCGATGATGCCGCCCAACATGGCCATTTCATCGGTGCTGAAGATGATCTCGCTCACCCGGATCAGGTCATCCATGTTCATGACCAGGCTGGGTCTGTTGTAGACGTAGAAGGCGATCCAGGCATTGATGGCACACAGCTCAAGCACGAAGATGTAGGTCACTACTGGCCGCACTGTGCCCACGAAGTTGACCACCCAGGTGCTGGCTCTCTCTAAAATTTTCTCATCATGCTTGAGCGCAGCTTCAGTCATCTGGGCTTCGGTCTGCATGGAGACCTGGTCGGTGCGGATCTCTTCGACCTTAGCCTGGGCAGCGAACCCGGCAGCGGCCAGCTGCAGCTCACGCTCGGTCTGCACTTGCGCCAGCTTGAGCTCATGTGCCTGGTCGGCCTTGTTCTGGAAGTAGTCCAGCAGCTTAGGCAAGCCAGAGATCAGCAAGCCACCAAGGGTTGAAAAGAGTGAAAGCATAGTTCTCCTTAAACAAAAATTTGGAATCGTCTACGGTCTTCAAACATGCCAAGCTCAATCGTGTGCTGCCTGGCTCGCTTGTCATACAGCTCCACCTCCATCTCATGGGTGGCCTTCTCGATCTTGTTGGCTTTGAGCGCTTGTTTGTATTCCTCTTGCACGCGCTCGACAGCCTTGTCAAAAGCAACAGATTGCATGTCATGCCTTGGCTGAACCATTGGGTACCACTTGTCTAGCGTGATCATTTGCTTATAAATATCCAATAGATGTAATTCATCGGCACAGCTAACCAAAGAAGAAGTTCTAATACATCAATCATTTCTTGTCCTCGCGTTCTCTGGCCTTGGCAAAGTAAAACAACAGCTTGCCGCGCAGCTCTGCTGAATCTGCCACCCCTGCCCACATGGCCAGGTTGTTCCATATCGTCAGCAGCTGTTCTGATGAACAGTTGTTGCCATTGGTTGTCAGCCACATGGACAGTTGCGTGTGCCGCAGCGCTGGCTCATGTATTGAACTCACCGCATAAAAATCCGAAACAATGCAGCGGTTCTGCTGCGCTGCTACCAGCATTGCAGTTGAGAGCAATGCCAGTGCCAGCCATCTCATTCGTCAGCCATGTCGCTTGATGCAAGGTTGATGCGAGTCTTCAATGCGCTAATGTCTTCGGGCTTGTCTTTGAAACCAATTGCGATGTAGCCAGCGAACTTGCCTGGGTCTGGCGGGATCGAGCCGCGGCACATGAACTTCACGCCTTGCTTGGCTCCCCACTCACCGACCTTGGATGACGGGTTGAACTCTTCGCACAGCACTTCGTTGTTCAGCATGGCCACCATGGCAGCGTTGCGATCTGCGCTTGCGTTGAACAGACTGGTCACTGTGCCCTCGATCTTCTTCTCGCGGGTGCCGTCACCGTTAAGGGCTAGCACGGTTGTGCGGCTGTTGGTAGTAAGGTTGGCTTTGTGTACCAGGAGTACCACACCGTCCAAGTCTTTCATCAGGCTTTGCGCTGGTGCAATAAGGTCTTCTTGCTTGGCCAGCTGCGGCATGTGATCTTGGGTTTGAATGGCGTGCAAGATGACCTGGCGTGAGTCCCAGGCGAAGTACCCAGCAAAGGCCAGGAACGACAAGAGGATCACGGTCAGCAGCTTGAATGGGCTGTCTACCCACTTGATCAGATCAAAGACGCGGCCAATGGCATCAGGGTTCTTTGCCGGTGCCGGTGCCGGTGTGGCCACAGGCTCTGCTACCTTGCGAGTTCTGGGTGCAGCTGGCTTGCGTGCGGTCTTCGCTGCAGGCTTTGTCTTGGCGGCAGTCATATCGTCTTACTCACCAGGGTGATCAGCAGGCCAATGATGAAGGCACCGCAGCCGATGAGTATCTGTTCGATGCGTTTGAGCCTGGCATTGCTTGCTCTGAACTCACGCTCAATGCCGGCGTAGCGTTCAGCACACACAGCTTCGTGGGCCATCAGTCTTGCTTCTGTTTCGGTCATATAAAACCTAATAGGTTGTTATGGATTTTGTACTTAAACAGAAGCCGCACGAATTGCTGTTAGGTCTTCTGTTGTCCAGTGATATTTTTTCATTTTTCGCATCCTGTTTACAAGTGTTGTGTAGGGTATTTCAAGAACTTCAGCCATATCTTTGATGCAACTAAATTGGTTTCCATCAAGAGATACTTTAATTGCTTTTGGATTTTTTCCTCTTGGCAGACCTATTTTTCTTTTTGTTTCTTCTGATAGTTTTCTTCCAGTAAGTGCTTTGGATATTTTATCCCCAACACCTGTTTTTTTTGCACTATTGTTTTCGCCAAGCTGACGTTCTTTAAGAGTGTGCTTATAAGTCTGCATTGTGCGACTCATTGTTTCACTTAATAAATTTTTTGTTTTAACTGTATGACAATATCCAGAAGTACCTTCTCCACCATCCGTAAGATTAGTAAGAGATGTTCCTTGCATCTTTAACTTTGCAATCAATTCTTGCTCGGCTAAAAATGCAAGTTCTTCATCAATTCCTTCAACAACAATGCGAACATCAAAACCGCCAGCTTTTGAAACAACTCGCTTCCAATGCTGATTCCTACGTCTTGCCTCAAAACACCTACGCCCCTTACCTTTGCCGACATAAAAGACGGCATTGATATCAAGTCGGATGTGTTCGTAGACGTAAAACATATTAAGAGGATGCGTTAATCAATGGCTGAACATCGTAACCAGAAAATATATTTTTAGCCAACATAATGACCAAGTGTTCTTTATTGCGTGATAGGCAATCTGCCCAATCTTCAGCAGTCATGCCTTCTGGCTGTCCTGCGTTAATCAGGTTGACCGAATCAATGCAAGCACTAAAGTGTCTAGCAATTCTC